AATTCTTCTCAATGGTACTGATAATAAACAAGCCGTTTTGATACTTGAATACTTTAAAGATAAATATATGGATAAAAATGATTTTGTATTGGCAGCATATTCGGTATTTATGGGATAATATTTTTTATTTTTTAAATATAAGGAATAGATTTTTTATAGTTTATAAGGTATAGTAAATTAAAGTCGAGGGTCAGCACAGAGGGGAGTATATGTACAATGTGCACCCGGCACTGAGTCTGCTGGAAGGACGTGAAACAGGCTATAGGATAGATACCGTTAGTTGCAGTGTGAAACGGAGAACGACCGTGAAATCCCTAGACCAAATCACACCCTCGACCAACTTTAAAAAGGAGAGAATATGGAACGACCAACAAGATCAGCCAGAGTTGTTAAAGAACCTGTAATGGAAGTAGAAACAGAGTTGGAATTTAATTACGAAGAAGATTTAAAAATTGACCCCAATTATCTTGATGCAGAATTTTTAAATCATTCTCTATTGTTTATGAAATATGCTCAAGAATCGGCTAGATCCAACAAAGCCGCAAAAGCTGCCGAAGAACATGTTAAAACAGTTCGCAGTCAAATTATTAAGCGTTGCAAAGAGTCCGGCGACAAACATACAGAAACTACTTTGGAAGCTGCCTATCGTCTCGATCCAGAATACATTGAAGCAAAACAAGAATGGATCGAAGCTACTTTTTACGCAGACCTTTGCAATAACGCGGTATTCGCAATGCAATCCAGAAAATCGGCTTTAGAAAACCTTATTCGCCTTCATGGACAAGAGTATTTTAGTACACCACAAGAACCAAGAGATTTACCTGAAGCAGTTAAGCGTTTAGACGCTATTAAAAACGGTTCCGCAGTGAACCGAATCAAAGAAAGAATGAGGAGATAACAATGGCCGGATTAGCAGAAATCAAAAGAGCAGCAGGTGGGACAGCCGCAGGTATTGAAGAAGATATCATCAGACTTGTTTTTGCAGCAGTAGTCACGTTGGTGTCTAAAGGAGAGGATGTTTCTATCAAAGGTTTTGGTACTTTTAAGAAAGTTCATTCGGCAGAGAGGGTTGGAATTAATCCTCAAAACCCCAAAGAAAAGATTAAAATTGCCGCCAAAGATCATCTCAAGTTTAAAGCATCCCCGTCAGTAACACTATAATCATTTAAAGGGAGAGAGTTATGACAAAACCAGTAGCTAGACAAAGTATGCGGGATCGTATGAGAGAGCAAGCAGAAAAATCGCAATCTCATGGACCAAATTATCTTAAAATTCCTGATGGAAAAAAGATTTCTTTCTTTCAACCGAAAGAAGGGGAATTTGAACTCGACTTTATTCCTTACGAAGTCACAATTAAAGATCATCCGAAAGGGATGCGTCCTGGAGATTTGTGGCCACAAAAGTCTATTAAAGTCCATTATGGCATTGGTGCTGAAGAACGTCCTTACATCTGTCCAAAAACTATCGGTAAAAAATGCCCCATCTGCGAAACCAGAGCCGAAATGGCAAACGATCCAAACGCTGATGAAAAGCTCATCAAAGACTTGGCTCCAAAAGAAAGAACTCTGTATCAACTGTACGATCTCAAAGACGAAAAGAAAGGTTTGCAACTTTGGGATTACTCCTATCATCTTTTTGAAAAAAGGCTTTTAGCCGACATTAACAAAACTGAATCCGGTGCAGGTACTCGTAAACGCACATCTACACCTCACGGCGGTTTTGCTGACCTCAGTGGCGGTCAAACTTTGATTCTTTCCTTTATCGAAAAGAAAATGGGCAGCAACAAGTTCTATGAGTGTGACCGCGTTGATGCTGAAGATCGTGATGATTACGAAGATGACGTTCTTGAGCAAGCTTTGGATTTGGATTCTATCATTGAAGTTCTTGACTATGATAAACTTAAAGCTTTGTTCCTAGCCATCGATGAAAAAGATTTGGAAAAGGATGATGACGAACCTGCACCAACTCGTGGTCGTAATAAAAAACAAGAAGAGGTTGAAGAAACAGCCCCTACACGTCGCAGTAGAAAAGAAGAACCGGAAGAAGTGCCGGTAAGAGATCGTAATAAAAAACAAGAAGAGCCTGAGCCCACACCAACTCGTGGTCGTAGAGGTGCAAAAGAACCCGAACCTGAAGAAGAGCCTGAGCCCACACCAACTCGTGGTCGTAGAGGTGCTTCAACAACAGAAGAAGCTACTCCAAAATGTATCGCTGGCGGCAAATTTGGAGTAGATGCGGATATGCATGATGCTTGTTACGATTGTAATGACGAAACGTATGCTGCTTGCGTAGCCAAAAAAAATAGCAAATAGAGTCGTTAATAATGCGGTATAACGGGCTTTATAATGGATAAAAATAAATTCGTTATAAAGCCCGTTTTAATAATGAATGAAAGGATAATATATGCAAAAAGATACAGAAAAAACTACCATAAGCACTATGGAAGCGTTAGAAATATGCCGCAATCTTGGAAAAACAATAACTATTGCCACTTTGCATAAATGGCTCCATAATCAACACGACGAATTGTTATTCCATCAACCAAATGGAAAACGAGGTCGTTATTATATTTATAAATTGGCGTTTCTTCGATTTATAAAAGGAGAAAAAAATGACTAGACCTTCCAGACCTCTACAAAATCAAATTTTAAATGTTAAAAAAGTAGAAAAAGAAGATAATCATTTTGATCCATCTCGTTTTGTTTCTACAGGCTCAACTCTTTTAAATCTTGCGCTTACTGATCATCCTGATTGTGGGTGGCAAAAAGGCAAGATGGCAAACATTATTGGAGACAGTTCTTCAGGTAAAACGTTCTTGACTTTAACCACTTTTGCTGAAGCAGCTATCGATCCCAAATTCAATGATTTTCGTTTGATTATGGACGATGCCGAGCATGCGAATGAATTTAATATCAAGCATTTGTTTGGCGATAAAGTAGCGAAACGTATTGAAGCACCTGCAAAGCTGAAAGGTGATGATTTACATTCAGAACTAATTGAAGATTTTCATGCCAACTTGCGTAACGCTATTAAAGACAAAGATCCTTTTATTTACATTCTTGATTCTATGGACGCTCTTGATTCTGAAGCAGACCAGAAAAAGATCGAAGAATTTATGAAAGTCCATGAAAAGAAAAGGGATGCTCTTGAAAATACAAAAGATGGTGAAGATGTAAAAGCAATCAAAGATGTGGCTGGAACATACGGAATGGCTAAAGCTAAAAAGAACTCTGATATTCTCAGAGATTGTTGCGGCAAACTTGAAAAATCCGACTCAATCCTTTTGATTATCAGTCAGACAAGAGATAACATAAATCCTATGTCTTTTGAAAAGAAAACTCGTTCTGGTGGTAAAGCTTTAAAATTTTATGCAAGTCACGAAATTTGGACAGCGTCAGCAGGTAAAATAAAAGCCAAAGATCGTGTAATAGGTGTGAATTGCGTAATCAAAGTTAGCAAAAACAAGATAACAGGTAAAGTGAGAGAAGTTACTATTCCCATTTATTATAGTTACGGTTTGGACAACATATCATCTTGTATTGATTTTCTTCTTGATGAAGGTCATTGGACGGGTGGCGGTAAAGTTGCAATAAATACACAAAATGACTTCGAACTTGATAAACCTGTCAGTCGTAATAAACTGATTGAGCTTATTGAAGAAGATAACCTTGAAAAAGAACTCAGCCAGATAGTAGCGAAAGTCTGGAGAGAAATTGAAGACTCTTTAGTGCTGAAACGTAGGTCTAAATATGCCTAGAACTGTTAATACGTCCCGTCCGACACGTCCTGAAGTTTGTTTTGCTGGTTTTGATTTGTCTCTTACAGCTTCAGGTATTATTGTTCTTAATTCTAAAGGTGAAGTTAAAGAACGTCATGTAATAAAGTCGAAATTGAAAGGTCAAGAACGCTTAGAAGAAATTTTAAACAGAATTAAAGCTATTATTGAACCCTACAATATTCAGCTTGTCTGTGTCGAAGGTTACGCAATGGGTGGTATGGGTAGAGTTTTTGATATAGCCGAATTGGGTGGTATTGTTAAATTTCATTTGTATCAATCTAAACAAACTTTTCTTACTCCCACACCAACACAAGTCAAAAAGTATGCAACAGGAAAAGGGGGTGGACCAAATGCTGGAAAAGATCAGGTCACGATGCACGTCTTTAAAAACTGGTATTTTGAAGCTGTGGACAACAATGAAGCTGACAGTTATGTGTTGGCGAGAATTTCGTTAGCTCTTTCTGGTTTTGATACAGCATTAAAAGCTTATCAAAAAGAGGTTATTGATCAGATTCAAAATCCACCCGTTAAAAAGGGTAAGAAAAATGAGACAACGTAAATGTAACCAATGGTATTGCGAAGGAATCATGCGACCTACTAAAAAGATGTATAATGATAATCTAAGGATTTTCAGATGTGTTATTTGTGGAAAAGAAAATCCGTGGGTTTCTAATCCAAAACTTAATGGTTCATTTGGAGAATTGCATTTGGTCAGTTTCAGTGAAGCATCGGCATTATCGTTATTATCCGATCCTGTATTTTATCCGCCGAAAGCACCGCAAAGGAGAACGAGATGAGCATA